TGATGCTAAAGCAGTAGCAGAGAAAGTAAGTAAAAGCAAAAGATCTAAATGGTCTGGAGTAGATCCTAAGATTATCCAGGAGATCTGGAATAATGAATCTACTAGGTCTACCACTCTTGGTACATGGTATCATAACCAAAGAGAAGATGACTTGTGTGCATTAGCATCATTAAGTGTAGAAGGAACTACTATACCTGTATTTAGACCTGCAGAGGTTAGAGAAGGTGTTAAGATAGCTCCCGCACAAAAACTAGAACCAGGCGTGTATCCAGAACATATGGTCTATTTAAGATCAGCAGGAATCTGTGGACAATCAGATTTAGTGGAAGTAGTCAATGGTAAAGTAAACATCATTGACTACAAAACTAATAAGGAGATAAAGAAGGAGTCATATGTAAACTGGGAAGGTATATCTGATAAGATGTCCCATCCGGTAAACAACTTAGATGACTGTAACTTTTATCATTATGCTTTACAGCTCAGCATTTATATGTATATTATATTGAAGCATAATCCTAAACTAAGACCAGGAAGTATATTTATACACCATATAACATTTGAAGTAGAGAAAGAAGATCAGTGGGGATATCCTGTTGCCAAACTAGATGATAATGGAGATCCGGTGGTAAAAGAAGTGATTCCAATGCAAGTACCATATCTTGTAGATGAAGTGCATGCTATTATTCACTATCTTCATGATAACAAATCTAAAATTAAAAAGAAGTAAACATGCTGATTAAACTATTTGATGTACAGAATAAAACAGTTGTTCCTACTGAACATTGTTATACACTGAAGTCTCTTAAAGATATAATGGATGATTATCCAGATGACTATCTTAAAATATATCAGTATCTATTTTATATGACATGTCCGGATCCAGATATGAATCCATTCTTTCATACACCGCATATAGAGAAAGAATCATTAATCATGCGGGAGATAGAAGCAGAATTCTCTACAGAGGATACAGAAATATATAATGCATTAAGATTCTGTGAGAAACTATATGAAACTCCTACCTCACGCGCATACGGGGGTATGCAGAAAGCACTAGATAGAATATCAAACTATCTAGCTACTGCACAGATTACTGATGGTAAAGATGGTAACATAGCTCAGATAAGAGCATTAGCAAAAGACTTTGATGGTATTAGACAATCCTTTAAAGGAGTCTACAAAGATCTACAGGATGAACAGTCTAGTAAAGTCCGTGGAGGTATTGGTTTATCTTATGATAGTTAACCATGAGTGAGCTTTATCAAGATATTCCTTGTTGGGATAATGGTACATGGACTACTGTTAGCTATGATTCTAGAGATGAATTTTCTAGTGCTATAGCTAATATATTTAAAGAACCCGGAACATATGAGTTTGATGAAACTAGTTTCTTGTTTAATGAGCAAGCTACAGTATTTAGAACACAGAATGTATATTGTACTGCTCCATTCAAATCCAAAGATTTTATAGCATACTGGGATGATCAAAAAGCTAAATGCCGGAAAGGAGTATTTTATATTAAGGATAATAAGAAATGGTATTTAACCAGAGATTATTACATGTGGTTAAACTTTTTACCAATCTTTGATAAAGAACAACAGAAATTTGACTTTGCTAAAATCCGAGATGCTCAGTATCATATGGCATTATATGAATTACTTGCAGAACTAAACTATAAACATGTAGCTATCCTAAAGAAAAGGCAGATAGCATCATCATATTTCCATATTTCTAAGTTATTAAACCAACTATGGTTTGAAGCTGGGGTAACATTAAAGATGGGAGCTAGTCTTAAAGATTATATCAATGAGAAAGGTTCTTGGAAATTCTTATCGGAATATGCTGCCTTCCTAAATGAGCATACTGCATGGTACCGTCCAATGTCTCCAGACAAGGTCTTAATGTGGCAGCAAAAGATTGAAGTAAGAAAAGGGGACAGAAAAACAGAAGTGGGTCTAAAGGGTACCATGCAAGGTATGTCTTTTGAGAAAGATCCTACAAATGGTGTAGGGGGACCAGTTAAATACTTCTTTCATGAAGAGGCGGGGATTGCTCCTAAGATGGATCAGACTTATGAGTACATGAGACCAGCAATGAGATCTGGTTTAATTACTACAGGGATGTTCATTGCAGCAGGATCCGTGGGTGATTTATCTCAGTGTGATCCTTTAAGAAAAATGATTCTTAAACCATTAGATAGTGATATATATGCTGTCACTACTAATCTTATTGATAATAAAGGTACTGTAGGTTTATCAGGTTTATTTATTCCTGAGCAATGGTCTATGCCACCATATATAGATCAATATGGTAATTCACTTGTGACAGAAGCATTAGAAGCCTTAGATAAACAATTTGATATTTGGAAAAAAGAACTTGACCCTGAAACATATCAGTTAAGGATTTCTCAGCATCCAAGAAATATAGAAGAAGCATTTGCTCATAGAACTGTATCTGTATTTCCTTCACATCTTGTAGCAGCACAAGAAAGAAGAATAGAAGATAAAGAATATGCATATGAGTTTCTGGATATCATGACTGATGAAAATGGAAAAGCTGCAGTTAAAGCTTCAAATAAAAGACCTATTATGGAATTTCCAGTTACTAAAAGTACAGAAGATAAAACTGGTGTACTTGTAGTATGGGAAAGACCAATAAAAGATCCTGCATTTGGACAGTATTATGCTTCTATTGACCCCGTGTCAGAAGGTAAAACAACTACATCTGAGTCCTTATGTTCTATCTATGTAATGAAGGCACCGATAGAAGTAACTAAAGTAACAGGTACTGAAACAGAAACTTATATAGAACCTGATAAGATAGTAGCTGCATGGTGTGGTAGATTTGATGATATTAATAAAACCCATCAGAGATTAGAGCTGATTATAGAATGGTATAATGCCTGGACTGTAATAGAGAATAACATCTCTTTGTTTATTCAGTATATGATCTCAAGGAAAAAACAAAAATACTTAGTACCTAAGAGTCAGATTATGTTCCTAAAAGACTTAGGAGCTAATGCTAATGTATTCCAAGAATATGGCTGGAAGAACACTGGTACTTTATTTAAAGCTCACCTTCTTAGTTATGCTATAGAATACACTAAAGAAGAACTGGATGTTGAGACTAAAACAGACGGTACTATAGTTAGAACCAAATACGGTATTGAAAGAATTCCTGATCCTATGTTACTCAAAGAAATGAGAGCATATGCAGATGGAGTCAATGTGGATAGGTTAGTTTCATTCTGTGCACTTGTTGCATTTATGAGAATACAGCAATCAAATAGAGGATATGCAAGAAGAACAATCATGGATGATGCAGCTAAAAACTTGCAAAAGTCAGAAAATTTGTTTAAATTAAGTAAGAACCCTTTTCGTCATATGGGAAGAGGTCAACTTGCAAATGGTCAATCTTTTAAGAAGTCTCCATTTAAAAACTTAAAGTAAAGTACTATGCAAATAATAAATGCTCTACAAGCAAAACAAGGTGCCAAATCTACACAAAATAGAATTGGTAGTATAACTCAACCTTTACAATTTCTTCCAAAGAAGGAAAAAGACCAACAATGGGCAGCTTGGAATCTTGACTGGTTAGAATGGCAAGGTCTAAAACAACTTAGAAGAAATGCCCGCAGACTTATGAAAAACTATAAGTTAGCAAAAGGTATAATAGATAAAACTGATTACATAGTTGAGGACGATAATGACTATAGAGATATTGTAGAAATTTTAACTAAAGAAGATGTATCAGCTTTAGAGTTAAAGTTCTACCCTATTATTCCAAATGTCATTAATGTATTGGTTGGTGAGTTTGCTAAAAGATCAACTAAACTTACATATAGAGCTGTAGATGACTTTTCATATAATGAAATGTTAGAGCAAAAAAGAAAAATGGTTGAAGAAGTTCTTTTATCTGATGCTCAGATGAAGATTACTCAAGCATTAGTAGCTCAAGGTATGGATCCAGAATCACCTGAATTTCAACAAGAAACATCTCCAGATAAACTTAAATCATTACCAGAGATTGAAAAGTTTTTTAAAAAAGACTATCAATCTATGACAGAACAATGGGCAGCTCATCAGCACAGAGTAGATGTAGAAAGATTTAAAATGGATGAACTTGAAGAAAGAGGTTTCCGTGATATGCTTATTACTGATAGAGAATTCTGGCATTTTAAAATGATGGAGGATGATTATGAAATTGAACTTTGGAATCCAGCATTAACATTTTATCATAAGTCACCAGATGTAAGATATATATCACAAGGTAACTGGGTAGGTAAAACTGATATGATGACAGTATCAGATGTAATTGATAAATATGGTTATCTAATGACTCAAGAACAATTAGAGGCTTTAGAAAATGTATATCCAATTAGATCTGCAGGTTACACTATTGGAGGATTACAAAATGATGGTTCATTTTATGATGGTACTAAATCTCATGAATGGAATGTTAATATGCCATCACTAGCATACAGACAATATACATCTGCTATGTCGGGAACTGTATTAGATGGTGCAGATATAGTATCACAAATCATTGCAGAAAGTGAAGACTACTATGATCAAGGAACAGCATATTTACTAAGAGTAAGTACATGTTATTGGAAGTCACAAAAGAAAATAGGACATCTAACAAAAGTAACTGACATGGGTGAAGTAACAACAGAAATAGTTACTGAGGAATTTAAAGTTACAGATAAACCTATTTATGATACTAGATTATTTAAAAACAAAACAAAAGATAATTTAGTATATGGAGAGCATATAGATTGGATATGGATTAATGAAACATGGGGTGGTGTAAAAATTGGCCCTAACATACCCTCTTTTTGGGGTATGAATAATCCTGGAGGATTTTCTCCAATTTATTTAGGAGTTGAAAAGAATAATTTAGGTCCTATAAAATTTCAGTTTAAAGGAGATAATACATTATACGGTTGTAAATTACCGGTGGAAGGTGCTGTATTCTCAGATAGAAACACCAAGTCAACTGCGTTACTTGACTTAATGAAGCCATATCAGATTGGATTTAATATAGTTAACAATCAGATTGCAGACATCTTAGTTGATGAACTTGGTACTATCATTATGTTAGATCAAAACACTCTTCCACGACATTCACTAGGAGAAGATTGGGGTAAAGGAAATTTAGCAAAAGCATATGTTGCTATGAAGAATTTCCAGATGCTTCCTCTAGATACATCTATCACAAATACAGAGAATGCATTAAACTTCCAGCATTTTCAAAAACTAGATCTATCTCAGACAGAAAGGCTAATGTCTAGGATTCAGTTAGCCAATCACTTTAAACAACAAGCCTTTGAAGTTATTGGATTGAATCCACAAAGAATGGGACAACAACTATCACAGTTAACTGCTACAGGTGTAGAACAAGCTACATCTGCATCATATGCTCAAACAGAAGTATTCTTTATTCAGCATTGTGATTATTTAATGCCAAGAGTACATCAGATGAGAACTGACTTAGCACAGTATTATCATTCTACAAATCCATCAGCTAGACTAACATATGTGACTTCAGCAGATGAAAAAGTTAATTTCCAAATAAATGGAACTGAATTACTATTGAGAGATCTTAATATATTCTGTAGTACAACAGCTAATCATAGAGCTATACTTGAACAACTAAAACAACTTGCTATGAGTAATAACACAGCAGGTGCAAGTATCTATGATCTTGGTCAAATTATTCAATCTGATTCAATTGCACAACTTAATACAGTTCTTAAATCATCTGAAGATAAACAGAAACAAACTAAAGAACAAGAGATGCAGTCTCAACAACAGATGCAGACTGAACAACTTCAATCTCAAGAAAAACAAAAACAAATGCAAATTCAAGCAGAGGCTGAAAAACAAGACAAACAACTACAAAATAATATTACAGTTGCTGAAATTAGAGCTGCTGGATATGGTGCTGCAGTTGATGTTAATGAGAATCAGATGTCTGATTATGCGGATGCTATGAAAGAAATTAGAGAAACTGAACAATATCAAAGTCAAACTAACCTTCAAAGAGAGAAGGATTCTAATAGAATGACTATTGATAGAGAAAAAAATAATATAGAAAGAGAGAAGATTCAAGCTCAAAGAGATATAGCTGATAAGCAATTACAGATAGCTCAGGTTAATAAAAACAAGTTTGATAAGAACTCAAATGATAAAAAGAAATAGTGAATAGCTATATAGTAGATAAAAAGAATTTAAACCCTTTAAATTTTTAAAATTTATTACTATATTAATGTATAAACAAAAACCAACAACAAATGGAAACAACCAACAATCCAACTGGGGAAACCCAAGTTCTTGATACTACAAAGGTAGATCAAGTAGATGTTAATATTGATGAGATCTTTGGTATGCCAGGTGCAGAAAGTGTAATGCTTCCTGAAGATGGTAAAACTGAAGAGAAACCTAAAAATCTATTTACTAAAGAAGAAGTAGATACTACGTTCCTTGACAACCCCAAGGCTACTCCTGAAGAAAGACAGGAAGCTAAGGAAAAGAAAGCAGAAGTTGAAGAAACAATAGCTGAACTTGATGGCTTAATTTCTCAAGAAGAAGATGCTGGTAACAAAGGTAGACCTAAAGTAGATAAATCAGGTCTTGCAGAGTTAGCAACTAAAATGATTGAGGAAGGTACACTTATTCCTTTTGATGATGATAAACCATTAGAAGAATATACTACTAAAGATTTCAGAGAGTTATTTGAAGCAAACTTCCAAGAAAGAGAAAATAAAGTTAGAGAAGACACACCAAAAGAATTCTTTAACTCTCTTCCAGAAGAACTTCAAATTGCAGCCAAGTATGTTGCTGACGGAGGTACAGATCTTAAAGGTCTGTTTAGAACATTAGCTTATGTAGAAGAAATAGTACAACTAGATCCTACAAGTGAGAATGATCAAGCAGAAATTGCAAGACAGTATTTATACGCAACACAATTTGGTACTCCAGAAGAGATTGAATCTGAGATAGATGATTGGGCTGATATGGGTAAACTTGAGCAAAAAGCTAAACAGTTTAAACCTAAGTTAGACCGTATGCAAGATGAGATTGTAGCAAATCAACTTGCAGAACAAGAAGCTAGAAAAGAACAACAGGCTAAACAAGCTAAACAATATACAGATAATGTATATAATACTTTAGCAACTGGTGAGATAAACGGTGTTAAGCTTGACAAAAAAATTCAGAGTATGTTATACTCAGGATTAGTTCAACCTAACTACCCTTCAATTTCTGGTAAACAAACAAACATGCTTGGACACTTACTTGAAAAATATCAATTTATTGAACCAAGACATGATCTTATTGCTGAGGCACTTTGGTTACTTGCAGATCCGGATGGATATAAAAGTAAACTTAAAGACCAAGGTGGTAAAGCAGCTGTAGAAAAAACAGTAAGACAATTAAAGACAGAGGAGTCTAGAAAAATCTCTTCATCTTCTAGTACTGATGAGTATGAAGAACAAAAGAGAGGAACCGCAAAACCTCAAAGAACCATCTCAAGATCTAATATGTTCAAGAGATTTTAATTAGTAACAATTTAAATAACAAATAAAAATGGCAACTCCAGTTTTAAACAATGGTATATTCCTCCGGGAT